TTTAAAGGTTTCATTGTAGTATTGTTTGCCACTTACTATGGTAGGATTATTAAACTCTCCACAGTTTTCAATTCCGTTTTGCCAAGCATCCTCTATCTGCTCTTTCTCCATTTCTTTAACTAATTCAGTTATTTGTATAATCTGATTCCAACTCATTTTTTCTCCTTCTGATTGTAGTTTTTTAAAATGTGCTACTAACCATTCTACTGCTGTTTTCATATCTTACTTTTAATTACTAATTTTAATTCTCCGTTTATTTCTCGTTCTACGCTATCGTGAATAACATCTAAGTATTCTTGTCTAAATTCTACTTCGTGCCATTTATCTTCGATTTGAACGCTTTTCTTTTGATTGTGGTACATTTCTATTCCCGTGCCGATTAAGTCCTTTAATTCGTCTAAAATTAGCCTCAAATCGGTTTGTACAGTCCACTCGAAAGTAACACTTACTCGTTTTGTTCGTTTTTTACCGCCGTTCCCGTTCATTTTGTAAAGTTTAGTATTGCATCTAAATAATCTAAATACAACTTTTCGTTGAATGAACCGCCTTTGTCTTCAGGGCAAATTTTAGTTTTCCACTTGCGGCTTAAATAAACTACGTTCGGACGGTGCGGAAAATACGTGTTGACCGCATTTTTAATTTTTGACTTCATCTCTTTTAGTTTTAGAAATTAATACTAAAGATAAACATAATACGCCAGCACCTAATAATAAATAGCTTTCGTAGTTAGCACCCAACAAAATAATTATCGAGTTAATTAAAATTCCTGTTCGTTTTTTCATAATGCTTGTTTAAATATTTCAACAAATTTAATATAAATAATTAATATAACAACTATCTAAACGAAATATTTTAAAAAAAGTTTCATATAAATAAAAAACCCCTACCGAAATAGGGGTCAATCATAAATTAAACAAAGCATCGTATGAAATGCGTACAAATATAAAAAATTATTTTCCTACTTTGAAACGTCTTAAAACAAATTTTACTATTCTTTTCGCAATTGCTTTCCAAAGAACCCCCTTCGCGTCAACTTTCACCTCAACGCCCGCGGGGGTCTTTTCCACGTGAATATCTATATTTTTAGAATCTAAATCGAATTCTTTGCGTATCTCGTCACGTACTATTTTAATGTCTACGTTCTTCGTATCAATGTCAATCTTTACGTTTGTTCCGTCTTTTTCTAAATTCACGTCTATATTATCCGTGTCAATGTTTATTTTTTTCTTTGCCATAATTTTTTATTTAGACCACCTTCTTGGATGTTTTCCATCAAAAAAAGTGTCGTAATGTATCCACGTACTATATATTCCTAAACCGCCTTGTTTCATTTTACCAGCCGCTATCAATTTCTCGATAATAGCAGCTACTTGTTTAGGCGTGTAACCTTCAATCTTAAGATCAGCAGCTTGTCCCGTAATATGACGAGATTTAATTGCGCCTTTAATCTTAGAATTAAATTCCGCGTTTCTGTAGCCGCTTGTTATCTTAATAGGCTTTTTAACCTCGTCACGTAAAACTTGTAAGTTCTTCGCCAGTTCTTGAATGTTACGCAAAATAGTTTCAGTAAGCGGGAAATTGTGCTTATTGAACTCGTTTAAATTAAAATTGTTAGTTAGCTTCATAAATTATTTTTTCGCTAATTTACGGCTTTTATTTTCAACTACGGCTACTGTGTCATTTTTTACACTTGGTAAAATTGGTTGTCTTTCTTCAATAGGTTTTCTATTGTAGTATTCGTTTTTATCTAAACAATTATACAAACGGTCTTTAACGTCTTGTACTTCGAAATGCGTGTACGCAAGCCATAAAGATAAAACTCCGATAGCGCCTTTCTTTTTTATCACTTCAATAAATTGTGTTATAGGTATCATTTTCATTTATATAAATAATGGTGGGTTTGGTTTTGGTTTGAATTCTATTAAAGGTAAATCACGAACCCAAGTAAAATTAGGGTTTTCGTTTTGTTCTATTTCTTCAGTTGATATTATCCAATTATCGTCAATGTCTTGTATCGGATTGAAGTACGAATCTGAATCGTATAATTGTCCGATTAATTCGTCTTTTTGTGTTTCTGTTAAAAGTCCTACTTGTATCATACGTTTCTTCCTAATGTAGTATTAAATGTTTGTACCGCTGTTCGTAAGTTAGCCGCTTCAGTATCAGTTAAACCCGTTCCTATTGAAGCGAAAGCACATTGTTTACTTGAATAATATCTTATAACGGGATTAGGCACGTTATTCCAAGCACCTATAAATAACGACGCATTCGGGTTACCCGTTGATGCAACCGTACCGCTTACTACTTTTGTGCCGTTTTTCCAACCGTTAACAACATTTGAAGCCGTTCTATTTCCTATATAAAAGCCTTGCGAATTTGCATTTGCTATACTTATATCCGTTAACGTGTTTAACCTAAAATAAGAAGTACCACTTAAACGTGCCGCTACATACGAACCGCTACCTGCATCAGTACCGCCCGTTTCTATTTCTACGGCACTTACATTTGTACGTGAATAAAAACTTTGGTGGTGCGAATTTTGACTTCCGTTTGTAGAAGGGTTGAAATTCGTATTTCCGTATCCGTTAACACCGCCAAATTGAACACCGTTACTCGAATGCGTTACGCCACCGTTAAAGGTAATTTGAAACGTCGCAGTATTTTTTAAGTTATAAGAATGCGTTGTTGAAGTACCGCCTACCATTGGATAAATACAATCTAATTTAGTCCAAAGCGAATAGCTTTTTAAATCTAAAACTAATTGATTTACCGCAGTTTTTTGAGTAGCATCAGTAATATTAGCCGCTGTAAAAAACGCTTGTGCATCAGCATCAAACCCCGGAACACCCGTAATGTCTGTTAAACCCGCCCAACTATCGGCTTGAATATCGCCCCAGCCTATCGCATTATTTGCACCTTGTCCCCAGCCTATTGTGTTATTTGCCGCACCGTCGCCCCAACCGTTTGAATTTGCCATAATTAAGTAGTTAAATCGCCGTATAAATACCATTCGTTTGTGTCCCTTTTGTACAAAGTAGCAACTGAATATTGCGCAGTAGTTTTGTTTTTACCGCCGCTACTTCTTAAAGTTACTCCCGTATCTCCTATAATAGTAACTTGTCCAGCTCCGTATTGTGCCAAAGTTATTATCGTACCGCTCGGAAAACCTACGCTTGCATTTGTAGGAACTATTAAGTTATTACCGCCAGCAAAGTTTAATTCCACTACCTTGTTTGCATCGCTTAAAATTAATGTATGCTGGCTTGTATGCGTTGCTCTTGCTCTATTGCGTACTTCAGCACCCGTTACGTACTTACTTGCGAACGTACCGCCTCCCGTGTCTTGTGCAATTGCTAAACGATCTGAAGCTTCTAAATTACTTCCTTTCGCTGTTAATTGACTTATCTTTACGTTTGCCATTTTGCTTACTTAAATACGTTAATAATTTCTTTATGTTTTCGTCTTTTGGTTTGTAGTTCTTCATAAACACCAGGGACTGTAGTTATTATTTGTATCAGGATACATATCCCCGTTTGAGTTACTATTATATTCCGGGAACAAGTCGTTGTTAAATGCTATATAATCGATGAATCTTTCAGTATAGTGTTGTGCAATAGAACGTTCTTTTTCTATTAAAAAATCAATTTCTACTTTTTCAACGTTTGTAGCGTTTTCCGAATTGTGTTTATACACCCCTTTATTCGCTATTGTGTAAGCCGCAAATGGTAAATATTCAACCATAGCCCAATGTATTAGCATCGGCTTTACGTAGTTAACAACAAGCGCTAAATAATTACCCGTCAAATCTTCGTCTACAATATCTTGTTTAATTTTTTCGAGTAAATCAGTACCCAAGTAATTTTGTATGTGAATGTCTTGCGCTATTTTGACGTACTGAATAAAATTGTCCGTGTCTACGTTGCCATTCATTGCAGTGAATTTAACAACGTCTTGTCGTGTTATGAGTAAAGCTTCAGCCATTATCTTGTTATTTCTCGTTTAGGTTGCGGGTTACTTGGTAAAAAACCGTAATTAGGCATATCAACGGGGCGCTTACTTACTAACTCCGAATTCTTTACAACGTATCCAAGTTTTTCGGCTTTCTTTACCGCTACTTGTTTTAATTCTTTGCTATTAACGTCAATTGCTTTGCCGCTAAATGTAGCATAAACCCTTTTATTCCAACGGTGGTGACAATTACCACCGCCTTTGTAGAACCAAATAGAATAAGTATCAGCGCCATTAGCGCCCCAACCTTCATTTACTACTTGTGAACTCATCTTTATAATGTCTTCTTTACGGTATATTTTATTTGCCGCTATCATTCTTTTACAAAATTCTCTACTATCAGAGTTTGTTTCTCCAGCGTAAACGTATCTCGTAATGAATTTAACGCCATCAATTACTTCATCTTGCTTACTTGTAATATTAGGTCTATTGTCGCCCGTCTTAACTAAGTTAACTAATTTGCTTAATAAGGACGTTTTAGGCTCTTTTGAAAGCGTTTCGTTTTCTTCGTCGTCCTTGTCATAGTCTACTTCGAATTCGTCTATTAAAATTGAATTTTCAGGTTCGTCTTCGCCTACGCTAATTAGTAATTCAGCTATTTTAAAATCTTTGCTTAATAGTTCGGGAGCTAAATCGCTGCCGCCTTGTTCAGGTGGTAAACCTACAATACTTCGTATTTCATTAGGCGTTAACGTTTCAATTACTTTATTCGCTACTAAAGGACT